AGACGATGTAAAGAATAAGGAAGATGCTGGAGTGTCTATTGATGGCCTTGTCAGCTATATCAACGAAAGATATACAAGATCTGAGGAGAGCAGGCGTAAGGATGAGACACGCTGGCTGAGAGCCTATAGAAACTACAGAGGACTCTATGGGCCAGATGTTCAATTCACTGAAACTGAGAAGTCAAGAGTGTTTATTAAAGTTACCAAGACTAAAACACTGGCAGCTTATGGGCAAATAACAGATGTGTTATTTTCTAATAACAAGTTTCCCCTGTCTGTTGACCCTACAGTGTTGCCTGATGGTGTGGTAGATAGCGTTAGCTCCGATCCCAAAGGAACACCCTCTCCTAAGACAGGCCCAACAGAGATTCCCTATGGTGAAGCAGGTGGTGCCAGCATTCCCCAAGACTTCAACTTAGACAAGCTTGAAGAATTGCTGGGGTCTTTGAAAGACGATCTCAAAGACTTGCCCAACTTGAAAGAAGGGCCGGGAGCTACTCCTACTTCCATGACCTTTAGTCCTGCTATGGTGGCAGCTAAGAAGATGGAGAAGAAGATACATGACCAACTAGATGAAACAGGTGCTTCTAAGCACTTGCGTTCTACAGCCTTTGAGATGGCTCTGTTTGGTACTGGTGTTATGAAGGGGCCATTTGCCACCAATAAGGAATATGCCAATTGGGGTGAAGATGGTACATATAGTCCTCTGATTAAAACAGTGCCAGAAGCTGCCCATGTTTCTCTCTGGAACTTCTATTGGGATCCTGATGCCAACAACACTGATGAGTGTCAGTATGTTATTGAGCGTCATAAGATGAGCAAGACAAAGCTTCGTGCTTTGAAACAACGCCCATATTTCAGAGGCAATGTTATTGACCAACTCATCGATGAAGGTGAGACATACACCAAGAAATATTGGGAAGACGATCTAAGAGACTATGCTCCCAACTTTGGTGTTGAGCGTTTTGAGGTGTTGGAATATTGGGGCAATGTAGACATTGAACTGCTCCAAGAGAATGACATCATCATTCCTGATGACATGCTCAATGCTGGAGAACTCCAAGCAAACATTTGGTATTGCAATGGAAAAATATTGAGGCTTGTTCTCAATCCATTCAAGCCTGCAAAGATTCCCTATTATGCTGTGCCTTACGAATTAAACCCCTACTCTCTAGCAGGTGTCGGTGTTGCCGAAAATATGGACGACACCCAAACCTTAATGAATGGTTTTATGCGTATGGCTGTGGATAATGGGGTCTTATCTGGAAACCTTGTCTTTGAAATTGATGAGACAAACTTAGTGCCGGGACAAGACTTATCTGTCTATCCCGGTAAAGTGTTTAGAAGACAAGGTGGTGCTCCCGGTCAAGCTTTGTTTGGAACTAAGTTTCCAAATGTGGCAGCAGAAAATATGCAACTGTTTGATAAAGCAAGACAGCTTGCTGATGAATCAACTGGTATGCCTTCGTTCTCTCATGGACAGACAGGAATATCTGGTGTAGGTAGAACAGCCAGTGGCATCAGCATGTTGATGAATGCTGCTAGCGGAAGCATCAAAACAGTTATTAAAAATCTGGATGATTACCTCCTTGGCCCTATTGGTCAAGCCTTCTTCAACTTCAATATGCAGTTTGATTTTGATAAAGAAATCAAAGGAGACTTGGAAGTTACAGCCAAAGGCACAGAAAGCTTGATGGCTAATGAGGTGAGAAGCCAACGCTTGATGCAATTCTTGCAGATTGCCAGTAGCCCAGCCTTGATGCCCTTTGCTAAGTTTCCTTACATCATCAGAGAAATTGCAAAGAGCATGGACTTAGACCCAGAGAAGGTGACTAACAACATGGATGAAGCCATGCGTCAAGCAGTGTTGTTGCAGCAGACACAGCCTGCCCCTGCTCCTGCCGCTGGTGGACAGCCCCCACAAGGCGTTGCTGGGCCTCCCGGTGTAGCTGATATGACAGGCGGTGGCGGTGGTAACATTGGTGTTGGCGCACCGCCTTCACCAGAGATGCAAGGATTTAGTGGAAATGAGCAACAAGCCGTACCTCCCCAAGCTTAAACCATTAGTAAATAACAATTTACAGTGGGATGCTTTTGTGGAAATGTTAGACAATGAGATTGATAGTCAGCATAAGAAGCTTGAACAGTCTAAAGATGTTCAAGATATTTACCAATCTCAAGGAGCCATTAGTGCTCTGCGTAGACTTAAATATTTAAAGGATGAGATAAATGCTCAGCAATGATACACAAAGACTTTTAGCCGAAGGCGGCATGCCTGATGAAGGTGGATCAACTGATCCTGTTAGCGGCAATCAAGTTCCTCCCGGTGCTATGCAAGAAGAAGTGAGGGATGATATTCCTGCACAACTAAGTGAGGGCGAGTTTATTTTCCCTGCTGATGTGGTGCGTTATATTGGCCTTGAGCGTTTGATGAAGATGAGAGATCAAGCTAAGAAAGGCTTGAGGAGAATGGAAGAGATTGGTCAAATGGGGAATGCTGAAGAAGTGGAAAACCCAGAAGCACCAATGGAAGACGAACAGTTTTCTTCCACCATTGATGAGATTATGGAAGAGCCAGAAGAAGAGCAACAATATGCCTATGGCGGTGATGTGTCCTTTGCTAGACCAGCTATGCCAGCAATGCCTGCTGTTCCAACACCAGAGCCTTTTGTCTTCAACGAAAGCCAGTTGAATAATAATCTGGCTGGTATGCTTGGCATATCTCCAGACTCACAACCAACAACTATGCCTCCAACAGAACCACCCAAAATGGGTATGGAGACACCCACAATGGGTATGGCTAGAGGTGGGCTGGCTAAGCGTAAGAAGAAGTAAGATATAATAAAGATATCTCCTCCTGTGGTGGGCAGGAAAGATACTAAATAATATACCCACCATCATTGGCTACTTAATTCCCCAGCATTAGCTGGCTTACAATTAGCCCCAACTTAAAAAGGTTTATATGTCTGAAATTGTTCTAGATAAAAAAGAAGAAGTTAAAGTTTATTCTGGTTTTAGCAAACGAAATGCTAATCAAGAAAAGATTGAACAAGAAGAAGCTGAGCTTAAGGCTCTTCAAGAAGAGAATAAAGATGAGGAGAAAGCTAAAGAAGCTGAGCCAGAAAGTGCCGAAGAGCGTAGCTTTAAAAAGCGTTATGGGGATTTGCGGAGACATTCTCAGCAACAACAAACCCAGCTTCAAGGCCAAGTTGATGAGCTAAAGAAACAGCTTGAGCAAAGCACTAGCAATCAAATTAAGATGCCTAAGTCAGAAGAAGAACTTGCTGAGTGGGCAAGACAATATCCTGATGTGGCTAAAATTGTAGAAACAATTGCCATCAAGAAGGCCAAAGAACAAACAGAAGCTCTTGACCAACGCCTTAAATCGTTGGATGAGCGTGAAGCTTCTACAGCTAAAGACGAAGCTGAGGCTGAATTACTGCGTCTGCATCCCGATTTTGACCAGATTAGGGATGATGATGAGTTCCATAACTGGGTGGATGAGCAGCCTAAGTGGGTGCAGCAAGCCTTGTATGAGAACGATACAGACGCTAGAGCAGCAGCTAGAGCCATTGATCTGTACAAAGCAGACAAGAAGATTGCTACAAAGAGGAGCACAGGCAACAGAGATGCAGCACAAAGTATTAATACTAGGGGTGGTAGATCTGCTCCTTCTGGTGAAGACAAAGACGGCGTGATTTATGAATCACAGGTGGCTAAGATGTCTACACTAGACTATGAAAAGTATCAGGAAGACATTGGTAAAGCAATTAAATCTGGTAAGTTTGTATACGATTTAAGTGGTAACGCTCGTTAATAGTTGATGTATAAGTCAATTACCATTAGTTTACAACTAAGTGTTGACAAATAGATCAATCATGTTATAACTTTGAACATAGGCCACTCTGGTGGTCTTGTTCTAAACCGATTAAAGCCGTCATCTGCAATGACCACCTTTAATCAAAACTAGAAAACTCGTAACGCAAAGCAAGTAAACTGTCAGAATTACCTGTAAGTTTATTAGCCTGTATTGATGATGAGGGCACTTGTCACTGATACACACCTAATAATGTCAGCCTCTGTAGTTGTGTGAGCGTATTTAATTATATGCCCTATCAATATCTCTAGGAGGATAAATCATGGCATTTCCGAAAGCAGTAGGATATAACAACCTACCCAATGGGAACTTTAGTCCCGTAATCTATTCCAAGCAAGTTCAGCTTGCTTTCCGTAAGTCTTCAACAGTTGAAGCTATTACTAACAGCGACTATTTTGGCGAGATTGCCAACATGGGCGACTCTGTTAAAATCATCAAAGAGCCTGAGGTTTCTGTTCAGTCTTATGCCCGTGGTACACAAATCACTGCACAAGACCTGAATGACGAAGACTTCACCCTTGTTGTTGATCAGGCTAACTATTACGCCTTTAAGATCGATGACATTGAGGCTGCTCACTCCCATGTGAACTTCATGCAAATGGCCTCTGATCGTGCAGCTTATCGCTTGCGTGACCAGTATGACCAAGATGTGTTGGGTTACTTGTCTGGTTTCCAGCAGTCCGCTAAGCATGCAAATGCTGGCACGGCTCGTACCACTTTCCCCGGCACCAAGGCTTTGTCTGAGGCAGGTTCCAACGAACTGTTGGCAACTATGGTGTTGAAGAAAAGTAACTTTGGTAACATCACCACAGCTTCTGCTGGTGATCACTCCATCCCCTTGGCTGCTCGTCTTCCCGGCGCTACAGCTATGCCCACCGCTACGGCCTCTCCTTTGATGGTGGTTGCTCGTATGGGTCGTTTGCTTGATCAACAGTTTGTTGACACACAAGGTCGCTGGTTGGTCGTTGACCCCGTGTTTGTCGAGTTGCTGAAAGACGAAGACAGCCGTTTGCTGAATGGTGACTTCGGTGGTGCTGGTTTGCAAAATGGTCTGATCATAAACAACCTGCATGGCTTTAAAATCTATGTGTCTAACAACCTGCCTAAAGTTGGCACTGGCCCCGGTACCACTGGTACTGCTAACCAGAATACTGACTTTGGTGTGATTGTTGCTGGTCACGACTCTGCTGTTGCAACTGCTCAGCAAATCACCAAGACAGAAACCTATCGTGATCCAGATAGCTTTGCTGACATCGTGCGTGGTATGCACCTGTATGGTCGCAAGATTTTGCGCCCTGAGGGCATCGTCACTGCTAAATATAACGCCGCTTAAGGGGAACACTAATGGCAACTATTACAACTCTCTCTAACGCTGTTGGCGCAGGCACACAACCCAGCGTTTCTCTTCGAAACATGCCTTATGTGGTGGAAAACACCATTAGCTGGGCTGCTGCTGCAACAGCAAAAGGCAGCGTACTTGCTGCTGCTGATGTGATTGAAGCTCTCCAGATTCCCGCACAATCCATTGTGTTGGCTGCTGGCTTTGAAGTGATCACTGCTGCCACTGGTAGCTGCACAGTTAGCTTGGGTGTCACTGGTGTTACTGCTGCTGCTTATGTTGCTGCTTTTGCTGTGACTAGCTCAGCTACTGCTGGCACCTATGCAACCCCTGCCACTGCTGGTTATCCGATTGTTACTGCTGCCGCTGATACATTGGACTTGTTGTTAGTGACTGAGACTACAACTCTCAGTGCTGGCTCTGTCCGTGTATTTGCTGTGATTGTGGATGCGGCTGATCGTGTTGGCCCTGCCTCAGTTGATCGTGAACAGTTGGCTTAAAAGCTAACTAAACCAAGGGGCAGCTTCCACAAGAGGTTGCCCCTTTTTTGTTTATACATAGAAAGATATTGCAATGGCTATCACTTCTGCTCTTTGCACAAGTTTCAAAAAAGAATTGCTTGAACGCAAGCACGACTTTAATACCACTAGTGGTCACACTTTTAAGATTGCTCTTTTCACTTCGGCTGCTTCCCTTGATGCTACAACTACAAATTACACTACCTCTAATGAAGTGGTAGGTACTGGGTACACTGCTGGTGGGGCAACTCTTACAAACATTGATCCAACATCTAGTGGCACTACAGCTTTTGTAGACTTTAGTGATGTAACTTTCACTACTGCTACCATCACTGCTGCTGGTGCTCTCATCTATAACACCACCACTGATGGTGGATCTGCTACTACCAATGCTGTAGCTGTCATCTCTTTTGGTGGAGACAAGACATCTACCAATGGTGACTTTGTTGTTCAATTCCCCACAGCAGACGCAAGCAACGCCATCATTCGTATTGCTTAAGGAGTCGTAGATGGCTACGACTACAAGGTCTGGAGCTATCTATAGCATAGGTGTCTATGGCACCTCTCGCTATGGCATAAGCAATGTAGCCCATGTTCCAGATGGTGTGCAAGCATCAGCCACTAGCGATAGTGGTGTAGTCATTTCAGGTGATGCCAACCATGTGGTTGTCAGCCTAGTAACCCCGGCTTCTGTTGGTAGTGTTGGTGTAGTTGGTGTGGCTGTCACCAGCCTTGTTGGTGTGTCAGCTACAGGCTCTGTAGGCACCAACTTCACATTCAGCTTAGCTTGTAAGTTCACACCTTCAGGAGTGGCCTCTACAGGCTCTGTAGGCAGCATAACTGTATTGGCTAAGGCCAAGGTATTGCCAACAGGTGTAGCGGCTTCTGGAGCCTCTGGTAGCGTTTCTGTTGTGGCTAAGGCTGTAGTGGTGCCTACGGGTGTGGCTGCTACAACAGTTGTTGGTACGGTTGATATATTAAATAATGCCATACCAACCTTTACTGGGCTGGATGCAACAGGAAATATTGGTGCAGTATCTGTTACAACTACAATATTCGATTATAATGCTGTAGCTGCTTTATATGATAGAAGCCGTGCAGTGTTGGTAGAGAGAAAATCTACAGCTATTGAGAGAACAGCAGTGGTAAGTTTTGTGGATAGGAAGGTGTATGTTGAAAGACAAACAACATCACCAGAAAGAAGCTCAGTGGTAGAACTATTACCAAGAAGAGCTTATATGTATAGAAAAACTTCTTCGTCTGATAGAAGTGTTTTAGTTGCTTAAGGAAACTTATGTCGTTTAGATGGCCTAATAAAGACCCAGATGAAATATTAGACTACAGTGTTGATTGGTCTAGATGGCTTAATGGGGCAACCATTTCATCTGTTGTTTGGTCTGTTGATAGTTCAACAGGTGTGAAGACAACCATTGCAGCTAGCAACACTGTTAATGGCATACAGAATGTTTCTCAGACAATTAGCGGCGGTGTTGCCACTATCAACTTAGGGCTGGGCACTGCCAACATTGAATATAAATTTTATTGCACTATGTCAGACAGTAGTGGTAATGTGGCAGAGCGTGTCATCAGGCTGCGAGTGAAAGAACAATAATATGGCATACAACTATTTAGACTTGGTGAATGAAGTTAATAGAAGGCTCAATGAAGTTGAGCTTACTTCTGCCAACTTTAGCTCAGCCGTTGGCTTCTATGCCCATAATAAAGATGCTGTTAATGCAGCCATCAGAGACATCAACCACACCCATTATGAGTGGCCTTTCAATCATGTGCTGGCTGAAGAAACTCTCACAGCAGGCACCATTCGTTATGCCTTCCCCAGTGATGCCAACACCATCGACTTTGATACTTTCCGCATTGAAGAAAATACCACCTTTGGTAATGCCACAGTGAAGCTAACCATTCTCTCCTACGAAGACTACTTGTCTAGATATATCGATCACGAATATACAACAGACTCTTCAAAGAGAGAAGTGCCTTCCTATGTATTTCATGCTCCCAGTTTGGAATATGGTGTGGTGCCTGCACCTAATAACGCATACACAATTTTCTATGAGTATTACAGAGTGCCTGTAGACTTGTCTTCATATTCAGATGTGCCTTCCATCCCAGAAAGATTTAGGCATGTGATTATCGATGGTGCTATGGCATATGCATATCTGTTTAGAAGTAATGAGCAGTCTGCTGTTATGTCTAAGAACAAGTTTGAGGAAGGCATTAAGAGAATGCGCTCCATGTTGGTGAACAGATATTCTTATGTTCGTTCTGGAATGATTAATACCACACAAGCTTCTGCTTTTGGGGACAGGGTTAAGTAATGGCTGACGCTTGGCAAACATATCCTTTTGAATTTAAGGGGGGACTCATCTCCTCTCTTTCCCCACTTCAACAAGGAACCAATGCTCCCGGCAGTGCTAGAACACTAAAGAACTTTGAGCCTTCTATTGATGGTGGCTATAAAAGAATTGAAGGCTTTACTAAATATGACAGCGCCTTTGTCCCTGCTTATGGGTTTCCTAAGGTGCATGGTAGTAGTCAGACAGGAACAACCCTTGTCTTAGGAAATATCTTTACCACTCCTGTTGTTGGTGGCACTCTCACCATTGCAGGTGTTGCAGGCACATACACAATTGCTAGTGCTGGTGTTTCATACGACAGCACAAACAAGAGAGCAACACTAACACTCACCACTTCTATGGCTAGTAGTCCTGCTGATTTGGCT